GCAGACCTAAATGTCTTGCTGGCATGTTTATAATCTTTAAGATAATCGCTACCGAGAAAGCCTTTTAAGACGTCCCCAAAGAATCCGGCCATCTAAATTATCCTGTTACTACTGTGCCTAATGTTCTTCCTACTGATGTTCCAATGCCTGAACCCAATGGTGTTTGAATAGCATTGTCAAATCTAATAGTCATTGATATTGTTACAGGAGCACTTTCACCATATGACAAGTCATTATAGTTAACTGCTGTTAGGTAACAACCATATAGTTCCCAAGTTTCTAAAACATTTGGTTCATTAGCACCATTACCGCCGTCAAGTACATCACAACGTGTAATGAATTTATAGTCAATTCCAGACGATGCTGATGATTGTTCCATAAAGTCTAATTGTTTCTGTAATTGCTCGCCAACTAGTTTAGCAACTGCTCCACTAGCATCGTCACGTAATTCAACTGCTGTAGTTTCCCAAGTGTGTTTACCTGCTAGATACATACGAGAGTTATATAACTCAATTGGCATTTCTTCAAATGACACCGAGGGTCTAGCAAATGTAATAACTTGTTTAGTTAATTCTGTTCTTGGTGTTGATACACCAAAGTTTTCAAATACCGTTCTGAAACGATACTTTAATTTAGGCATTAACAGACCTTGGTTAGATGCACTTTGATCTGACGCTAAAGGTACTGACATCCTAGTTAATGATGAAACAGCCATGTGTATTTCTCCTTATTCTTTTTTGTACAACTTTGTACAACTTCGTACTACTATTTATCGATCTGCAATCACAAAAAATGGTACCAAAGTACCATTAAGTGCGTATATAATTATTTATACTATTTTATAAATTACCTGCGTCAATGTCACCTGTATTTTTAATTCTTAATGGAATGTATATAAATTCCACAGATTTTGTAGGCTCAATTGCTATATCAACGTATAACTCGTTACGATCAATACGTTCTGGTGTATTGTTTGTATCATCACACACTACCAAGTAGTCGTAAATACCACGTTTAGCAGTTATATCATTTAATAACTGTTCACATGCGTTTTTAACTTCATTTCTAGTAACTGTGTCATTTGGTTCAAATATATAACCTCTTCCCAACACTTCTAATCTGTCACGAATGTATGCAATCAATCTAGCAACATTGATTCTATCAAGTGCTGATGGTAATGAAGCAATAGTTTTGTTACCATAGTTCTGTAAGCCTGATCCAGGAATGAATGTTAATGGATTAACTTTGTTTGTGTAAAGTGTATCACGTAATGATTCTCTAACAGATATTTGTACGTACTCACCTGTTTGTGCATTAACATAACCTAAACTTTCTGCATTGTCAATTGTACCACGTAGTCCACCTGCTGGTGCCAACCACGGATAGCCAATTTCGTCTGACTTAACTAATGTTCTTAACATCACGTGTGATGGAGGAACAACAACTTTGTTACCTGCTAAGTCGTTTGTTTTAGCACTTGGATAAAATACTGCCGCATATGGATCTGCTGTTGAAAGACCGTCTTCACTGTCTGTACCAGCTCCGTTTGCATCAGTTGCCCAATCAACTACGTCAGTTGAATTGTCTGTTAATCTAAATGGTGTGTCGCCAATTACAAAACCTGTATTGTTTCTATCATTGTTTAGAGCTACTAGATTATCAATTAGTTCTGGATATCCAGGTGCCGCTAATAAATTAAATTGTTTTTGTTCTTCACGTATTGCTGTGTTAGCATCAATACCTGCTTCTAATGCCGCAACTACAATTTTACGTACTGCTTTACGACCCATGTAAGGTGAACCGTCTGCTTTGTTTCCGCTTGCATTAACCCACGCATCTTTCTGTGTAGGTAGTGAACCGTCAAAGTCTGTAGCATTAAAGTAGTCTACTTGGAATGTTTTAACATTATTACCTGAACGTCTTGTGTTCCATAATAGTGTACCTTCTGGATACAATGTTGCTGATGGTACATCTAAGTCAGTGTAATCACTAGTTAATAGTGACAAAATAGTTGGAATAGTATCAGTTACTGGATCTACTGTTCCTGCTGTCCCCCAACGTGCATCTGCATATAATATACCATTTAATGTTGTTTGATCAGCTGAGCTAATAGCTACCCATTGATCAACACCACTAACTGCTTGCCATCTATATACTAACGGATAGTTATCTAAGTCTGCTGTTGAAATCCATAAGTCACCATATACTAGTGCTGACTCATCACTTTGTGTTGTAGGAGCAGTTGCCGCTACAATTGGACCAGCTGGAGAACATTGTGATAAATCATATCCTCTAGCATCGTTAGTTACACCTTGATATCCTTTCCATACACCGTTGTCCTGGATCATAACATCAACTTGATCAGTTGCTGAATGATACCAGTATGTACCTTCTGCTGGATCCTGTGTAGGAGCAGTTGTTAAAGCTGTATATGTTAGTGGAACATAGTTAGAAAGAACAACATCACTGCTGTTACCTGCTCTGACATTATCTAGTGATGATGCAATACCTACATCTGCTACTGGAGTTCCTGATGTGTCTTTAAGAATAATAACACCACCTAGTGAATGTTTAATTCTAACAGCACCATCAACAAGAGAAGCTAGGGTGTTTGCTACATTTGCCGCATTAAATGCCGCTACAAAGTCAGCGGCTGTTGTACCACCTAGTGTTGCTGTAACTGCTGAAGTTAATGTAGTTAAGTTCTTAGCACTTGCCTGAATTGTAAATGTTTCTGAAGTTACAACTGTAGGAGAAGTATTAGCTGATGTTACTGTTGTTGCGCCTGTTGCATATCTTCTAAATATTTTATATGTTGCATTATCTAATTCTGTTGAATCGTATTGAACATACAGTGTATTAGACGCAACATTTGATCCTCCACCTGTTGGATCAATATTTTTAAGTGCAGTCTGATCATTTTCATATATCGGTGCACTTATAGTTGTCCATAACTCTGTAGTTGAACTATAATTTTTAACTGTTATATCAGCACCATTGTTTACTGCTGTTGTTTTAATCCAGACAGACCCTGTAGGTCTAGAAGCAGTATCAGTTGATGCCCAACGTGGGTTTGAATAATGTTGTGATTGTTGTAATCTTGGATAGTAATAATTGCCTGCTGTTAAACCAGCATCTGTTAGAATGGTTCCTGAACCATTAACTAAATTTACAGCACCTTCTAATGAAGAGCCATCTACTGACACAGCACTATCTGCATAAATTTCAATTTTGTTACTTACTACTGCGGCTGTTACACCTGCAATAGATGCACTATTAATTGCATTTGCTAAATCTGTAACTGTTGTTCCGCCTATAGTAACTGTTGATTCACCAAGAACAATAGTATGTCCAATTGTTAATGCTGGACTTGTTACTGCCCCTTGAATAGTTGGATTACTGTTGTGCCAATCATCTGACCCAACTAATACCCAAGCATTTGATCTATTTTTGTAATACAGTGGATTAGCGGCGTTAGTTGCTACAATTGCATAGCCTCCAATTGCGCCAATTGATGTAGATGGAATTCCATCTGTTAAATCAGTTGTTGCTGTAATAACTGTTGGAACTTTATTAGTAAATGTTCCAGTTGTTGCAGACCATTCATGTATTCCCCATGTTGCTTCTGCTGTATCTAACCAATACGAATTATTATTGCTAGCACCTAATGGTCTAGACAATGTAGCTGTTAGTTGTGCTGTGTCAACGTTAACACGTTGCACATATGCTCTATTACTAATTCCTAAAACTGAGTAAGCCGCTAATAAACCATATTCATTTAGTTCGTAAGCGTTAATTGGTGTACCAGCTGATGTATTATAAAAAGTTGGGTTACCATATGTTGATACTAGTTCTCTTTGGCTAGTAATTAAATTAATTTTATTAGCGTTTGCTAATGTCGACCCTGTTGCTGTCGTTGTTGCTGTTCCACTTGTTTTATCTTGTGCTGTTGCAATTAAGATATACGGAACTGAATTTGTTGGTGCAGGTAGATATTGACTTTGATCAACTATGCTAACCTCTACTCCGGGGGAAACTAATGCCATTTTATTATCCTCTTTATTAATAGTAACTTAACGTCACTCTTTCTTGCGTTACGAATATTTATTACAATATTGATTATTCAGTGGTTTACAGACGCCTTTATAAAGGTCTAATATCTATAAATACATATATGAACAGACCCATTTGCAGTGCATGTAGCTATACCCCATGTGCAATCAACTATAAACGCCTAGGAAAGACCTATTTTCGTAGTCGTTGCTTGGCTTGTATCAACAGAGGACGAAAGAAAAAAGTTCCTACTCCTCGCTGGTTACTAAGTGGATACACTAAGAAGAGAATATGTGATGTTTGTGGGTATCAGAGTAAACATGGCAGTCAAATTAGAGTACATCATATGGATGCTAATCTAAATAATGCTGAGTTGTTAAACTTACGATCTGTTTGTTTAAATTGCAGTGCTCTTATACAAACACAGGGTGGCGGATGGAAGTCAGGAGATTTAACTCCAGATTAAAGAGCCGGAATCAATAGTTCAACTTGGGTATACAAGTTATCAAGTGTCCCATTATTATCTAAAACATGATCAAAAT